AAATTACTCGGAACGGAATAACCTACAGATACAGCGCTCACGCCGTCCTCGCCCCTCGGTTCGAGCAAATGAAGGTGTGGCTCAAAGAGAAGCTCAGTGATGGTGAAGAGCACCTGTATCAGCCGTTGCTCGACCAATACAACGCGCTCTGTCCGGGCTGGCCCCCGGTCAACGTGGGATTGCTTCCTCAGTGTCACGATTTCGAGGTTATCAAAGAGCGGGGCACTGTGAGACTGATTTCGAATGACTGAGATCATCTCTAGAGACACCGCGACCAATGCCGGGCTCGCCAGATATTTCACTGGCGAGCCCTGTCGTCACGGCCATACGTGCGAGCGCTACACGAGCAACAGCCGATGCGTCGAGTGCAGCAACGCGGCCAACAACCTCCCTTGCATCCGCGATCTCCAGCGCGCGTATCGTGCCCGCCCCGAAACCAAATACGCTGACGAGCAGTATGTGCTCCGCAAGCGCCGGGTCAGGATTGCGAGCCTCCCTCCGCCGATCAAGGCCGGACACTGCGACCTATGCCAGCGGGCCAGAGCGCTTCATTGGGACCACGATCACAAGCTGGAGGCGCAAGGCTTCTCGGCGCTAGAGTGCCATCGGGGCTGGCTTTGCTTTCATTGCAATACCGGGCTGGGCAAGCTCGGCGATGACGCGGCTGGGCTCCAGCGCGCTCTCGACTATGTCAAGGGTCTGCGAAAATAACTGTTGACTTATGGTTTCCAAGTCGTTAAGACCCACAACTGCCAAGTCCAATTATCACATCATATCAAATCGAAAGGACAGGACACCATGGCAAACACCGCTCCAGCCTCGCCCGGCAAAAAGGGCTCCCGCCTGCTGACCCCGAAGTTCCGCGTCAGCTTTCCCCAAGTCTTCGAGAAGGCGAGCTACAATAACGGCACGCCGCGCTACAGCCTGACCGGGCTGTTCTATCCGAAGCAATTCACCGAAGCCGACAATGCCAAGTGGCTCGCCATCAAGAAGAAGCTCGGCGAAGTTTGCGTCGAGTTCTTCAAGAAGGACATCAAGACGTGCAAGGAAGATCGGGCCTTCAAAATCCCGTTCCACAAAGGCAACGAGAAGGACTATCAGGGCTACGGTGACCCGGACATGGTCTTCTTCTCCATGGCCAACTCGAAGCGCCGCCCGCAAATCCTCGACGTGAATGGCAACCCCATCACGAGCGAGAACTCGGAAGAGTTCTACGCCGGTTGCTGGGCTCGCGCCTCGGTCAATCCCTACGCCTTCAATAACATCGGCAAGGGTCTGGCCATCGGTCTGGGCAACATCAAGAAGGTCGGCGACGACGATAGCTTCGAAGGCTTCACGTCGGCGGAGGATGATTTCGGCGCTGAGCCGGAAGAGGGCTTCGAAGACGACGGCTCCGATCTCGGGGACGACGATCTCGGCTAAAGGCTGGCGTGTTGAGTGCTCGGTAGCCTACTAGGGGCCGGTATCGGTAAAACGATATCGGCCCCAACCATGTTGACATCCTCTCAAAGACTTGCTCTAGGTGAGCCCCCTCATTGGAGTGCCTCCATGTCAAATCCTGCTGTCGAAACCAAGATCGAACTCGTCACCGAAGCTATCGAACTGCTCGTGTTAGCGACCGCTGTCGCGCTCGGCTCCGGCGACCGAGCAGCCCATCATCAGAATGTTGCTGACGCGCGCCGCAGCGTCCACGACGCGCTTCGAGAGCTACTGACCCCGACCCTCCGCGTCTTCACGAACCCAACGCCGCCGATCCCAGAGACCGTGCCCTATGGCGGCAAGGGTATCGACGGCATGAACCTCGCCTGATGATCACACTCGACTTCGAGACGCGTGGCGTAGCCGATCTCATAAAGTGGGGGCAGCGGCGCTACGCGCTCGACGTGAGTACGCAGGCGCTGTGCTTGTGCTGGCAATTCCCGGAAGAGCCAATCGACGGCCCCGTGCATCTTTGGCACCGGGGTCACGACTGGATTGAGAAGGACGAGCCGGACGACGAACTCATCAGGCGTATCCGCGACGGCGAGCCGGTCGAAGCGCATAACGCGGGCTTTGAGTTCAACGTCTGGAATGAAGCGTTCACGCGAGAGTTTCCCGAGTGGGATGTCAAGCTCAAGGTCGAGCAGATGTTCTGTTCGGCGGCGAAGGCCTCGTGCATGTCGCTGCCCCGAGGCCTTGAGGACGCCATCTCAGCGGTGGGGCTCCAGCATCACAAAATCGCGGACGGCAAGCGCCTCATTAACAAGCTCTCGAAACCGATGATCCGGCGCGGCAAGAACAAGGGCGACGGCGTCATCCTCTTCTGCGAGGAAGAGGCAGAGCACCGCCGTAACTGGGAGTATTGCAAGGGCGACGTGCGCGCCGAGCGGGGCCTGTCGAACTTCTGCCCGGAGATGCCCGCGAGCGAACGCCAATACTGGCTGATGGACTTCCGCATGAACTTGCGGGGCATCAAGCTTGACCGGCGGGCCGCCACGGAAGCCCTCGGCCTCGCCGCGCTGGAGGCCAACAGGCTCAACGGCGAACTCAAGGACATCACTGGGGGCCTCGTCGAGAAAGGCTCTCAGCGGGCCGCGCTGCTGACGTGGGCGAACGGTCGCCTCGTCGAGCTAGGCGAGGCCCCGCTTGAAAACACCAAGGCCGACACTCTCAGCTTCGCACTCGACGGCGTCCCCACCAAGGCGGGCGACGAGGCGAAAGAGGCCGCCGAAGGTCCGGCCAAAGAGAAATGGGACGCGCTCGGCGAAGAGGGAGCCCGGGTCAACCGCGCGCTCCGCATTTGCATGGAGGTCAACCGCTCGTCGGTCGCCAAGTACAAGCGCATGGTGCAGTCCGTCTGCCCCGACGACGCGCTGCACGATATCATGCTCTACAACGGAGCCGACCGCACGGGCCGCTGGAGCGGCAAGGGCGTGCAGCCGCACAACTTCGTCCGTGGCTACTCGAAGGACATGAGCGACGCGTGGGACGACATCCTCACTCTCGACCGCGACTGGATCACGGTCGTTTGGGGCGAGCCAATGGTTTGTCTGGCCAAGGCGTGCCGAGGTGCGCTGATCGCCCGGGACGGCAAAGAACTCTACGCTGCCGACTTCAATGCCATCGAAGCCCGCAAGCTGGCGTGGCTGTCTGGCTGCGGACCGATGCTCGCAAAGTTCGTTCCGGGTCAGGACATCTATCTCGACATGGCGAGCGCGATCTACGGTCGCAACGATCTCACGAAGGCCAACAAGAGTGAGCGCAACCTCGGCAAGAAAGCCATCTTGGGCCTCGGCTATGCGATGGGCTGGGAGAAATTCCAAGCGACGGTCTACATGGATGAAGGCATCTGGCTCGACGATGAGTTCTGCCAGATGGTCGTGCGCATCTACCGCAAGGAAAAATACCCCGAGGTCCCGACGCTTTGGCGCTCATCCGAGAAGGCGGCTATCGCGGCGGTCGTGGAGGGCGGCGAGCACTCCTGCGGCGGCGACGAGTTTGGCGACGGCTCGGTCTCGTACTTTATGAGCGACGACGGCAACTTCCTGCACTGCCGCCTGCCCTCGGGCCGCCTGCTCGCGTATCTTTACCCGCGCGTCAACATGCGTGTCACCTATCGCTTCGCGGCGCTCAACGCCCGAGGCCGTCCGACCACGGTCAACTTTCCCGCGAAGAAGAACGTGCCCCAACATCGCGTGCGCTGGCATGCGGAGAAGATGGCAGCGAAGCAGAACAAGCGACTGCTGCCTGACGCGCCGGAGAGTTTCATCTCGCCGCATCTTTCGTTCATGGGCCGCGATACATACACTAAGCAGTGGAAGCGGTGCGGCACGCACGGTGGCTCTCTCGTCGAGAACTACGATCAAGCGTCGTCGCGCGATCTGCTCGCCGAGGCCATGCTGCGGATTGATGAGATAGATGAGTTCGATCTGCTCCTATCGATCCACGACGAGGTCATTGCAGAGGCCAATATCGGGACTTGCAATGTGAAGGAATTTGAGGCAATCATGTCCGAGGTGCCCAAGTGGGCTCCGGGCATGCCCATCACGGCAGAAGGCTGGGTCGGTCCGAGGCTTCGCAAATGACGTGGCTAGTCAAGCCCGACGCTTACGAAGTGTGGCGCGCAATGCACAGGCGTTGTGAAGATCGAACGAACAAGAACTACTACGGGCGCGGGATCACGGTCTGTCGTCGGTGGAAGGCATTTGGGAAATTTGCGTGGGACATGGGACCCCGTCCTTCTCGAAATCACACGCTGGAGCGGAAACGCAACGGCGAAGGATACAGCCCGGGCAACTGCAAATGGGCGACAAAGGGAGAGCAACAGCGCAACACTCGCGCGAACAGGATTTTGGCTTTTGATCGACGACGCCAGTGTATCACGGACTGGGCCGCCGAACTCGGGATCGAACCGCACGTGCTGTTCGATAGACTGCGGCTCGGATGGTCAGTGCGTAGAGCATTGACAACGCCGGTCCGCCAATATCTGAGAAAATGAAGGGGGATAAAATGGCGGACGTACTCGAAGACGGCGGCGAGCCAATCATCGAACTCGAAGCCGAGATCGATGCGACGGAGTACAGCATCGGCTGGAGCGTCCCGGACAATTCATTCCGGCTACAGTTTCACAATGAGTCTCGGCGTTCTTAGCAGCTTCGTCACGGACGCCGCCGGAGCCTATGAATTAGCGCAGAGAATTTTGCGGGCATACGACAAACTCGAAGGGATTTGAGCAATGGCCTATGACTGCGACGACATGGTCCCGAAACGGAAACCCAAGAAACGGAAGCTGCGCTCTATGTCGGCTACATCGAAAGGTCTCGGCGGAAAGGTCGATCATCGCACGGGCAAGGACAGCGAGGGCTACTACATCCGCACTTTCACGGGCCGCAAGCTCTACTTCGACCGGGTCCATGAGCATGACTACTTCATTGGGGACATCGCGCACGCGCTCGCGGCGCGGGTCCGGTGGAGCGGCCATGTCAAGCGCATCAGTGGTCGCTTCATCTCTTTCGGGCAGCACTGTTGCATCGTGCACGACCTCGTTGCTAAGATGCCCGGCGCGACGCCGTCTCGTCGGAAGCAGGCCATCATCCATGATGGAGCCGAAGCGTACATGCCCGACTTCCCGTCGCCGCTCAAGTGGTGGATGCGTTCGATGGGCAACGACGAGCTTTTCAAGCTGGAGAACAGGGTCGATGAGGCCATCTGCGCACACTTCGGCATTCAATTCCCATGGGACAAAGAGATCAAGGCTGCCGACATGATCGCGCTCGCGACCGAGAACCGGGACTTCATGCCGGACGGCAGCATCGAGCGCAACTTCATGCCGCCGCCGATGCGGAGGAAGATCGTGCTCTGGGGCACTGAGCAAACCGAACGCGAGTTTCTCAGGCGTTGGGAAGCAATCCTCAAAGAAGAGAAGGCAGCGAAATGAGCTTCGAAAGGCCGACTAGGGGACTATTGGTTTTCCAGTGCGATGTCTGTTTTGACGAGCAGCATGAGTTCTCGAAAGCCGATGGGGCCGACGTTTCGAACTTCCGCGAATGCTGGGGCACGCTCCGGGAAGAGGGCTGGTCCCTGAGCGGGACCGAGCATCTCTGTCCTGACTGCTCGAAGACGGCGAGGGCTGACCGTGACAACCCATTCCGACGCTAGGAGCCCATGGGCGCACCAAGAGCGGGAGTACGAGGCGCACAAGAACTCACGCTGCCGCGCGCTGCTGTGGACGATGCGAACAGGCAAGTCGAAGGCCGTCATTGACAAGGCCGAGTACCAATTCGCCAAGGGCAACATCGAAGGCGTCGTCGTGCTCGCCCCGAACGGCATTCATCTCAATTGGGTCATCAACGAAATCCCGAAGTGGTCGTGGCCGGTCAATGAGTACATGGCTTTCGGATGGGAGACGCCGAAGCGCGCTGACTGGGATTGTATCGCTGCGCTGGAGGCATTCGAAGCCTACCATGATGGTATCCGCTATCTGACTGTCAATATGGAAGCGTTGCAGCACATGGACTGCATCAAAACCATTCGCCGTTTCCGGGCGTCGTGTCATGGGAAGATCATGCTCGTGATTTCGGAGGCGCATCACTTCGGTCGCGCCGGGGCGAAGCGCACGCGGCTTGCGCGTCGCCTCGGGCGTGTCGCCAAGTTCATTACGGTCGAGACGGGCACCGCGATCTTGAACTCGCCGCTCAAGGCGTATGCTATCTACAAAATCCTCGACGACCTCGCCCTTGGCCCGGAGTTCGCCGGGAAAGCCTACGAGAAGTTTGCCCGATATTTCGCCGAGTGGGAGATTGACCCTGACGCCGGGCCGTACCGCGCGAAGCGGCGGGCCTACAAGAAGGTCAAGGGCTACCGAAATCTCGACGAGCTACGGGACAAAATGGCCCAGTGGTCGAGCGTCGTCACGCGGGACGAAGTAGAGGGCATGCCACCCCTCTTGCGGACCGAACGGATAGTTGTTATGAGTGAAGTCCAGCGGCGGGCATATCTGGAGATGGTGTCCAGACATCTCGTCGAAATCGGCGACGACATGGTCTCTGCCAAGGACGGCGGAGCCCGCGTGCAGAAGCTCCAGCAAATTCTCAATGGGTATATCAAAGATGGCGACGACATCATCGATATCGATCCCGATGCTCCGATCTACGAAGCTCTGGTCGAAGAGGTCACTGGCACATTTCCTGAGAACTCAATCGTCTGGTGCCGATATCGCGAAGACATTGTCCGTGTCTGCAAGAGGCTCAAGCGCGAAGGTATTCCCTATCTCGAAATGCACGGCGGCGTCCCGACCGGAAAGCGAGAGGATATCCGACTACAGTTTCAGAACAGTGATCGACCCGTCGTGCTTGTCGGACATCCCGCTGTCGGCGGAGAAGGAAAAGATTATAGTCGAGCACACGCGATCATATTTTTCTCGTCTACTCCAAACGCAATTCACGTCAGTCAGGGAGAAGAGCGAGGCACAGAGAAATGGGGACATCCTGTCACCATTGTCCGACTTAGAACCCCGGGCACCGTCGATGACCGCAATTGGGCAATCGTGGACGGAAAAACAACCGTGGCCGATGATCTCTCTGGTCGTGGACTGCGTGATCTGCTGATGAGGACCAATGTCTAAGCATCCCGAACTTCAAGGCGTCGTGCGTGCAATGGGCGTCAGCTACGCTTGCGCCTACATGCGGCTGGAGAACGGCTGGGACCTCCCCCGGGCGGTTAACACGCCTGTCCACATCCCGAAGCCCAAGCCGGTGAAGCAGGACCGCATACGGTACAAGCGCATGCCGGAGCCGCTGATGGCTGACGACCGAGCGCGCATGCACGCGTGGCAGCAACCCGGCTGGGTCCATGTCCCACACAAGCCGCGCGCCCCGCACAAGCCGCGCGCCCCGCACAAGCCGCGCGAGCGTTACGTCCCGCACACTGCCGAGGATAAGTCTCCGGCCCGCATCCGGCGGTTGCGGGCTCTGCTCTGCGACGGATTTATCAAGACCGGGGAGCTTGACACTGCCATCCTCACCGAACTGAAAGGTTACGCCGATGAATGTAGAGCATCTGCAACGCATCCTGACCGAGTATCGCCCGAGCATGCGGCTCGTCGTTACGGTCGCCCAAGAAAAGATGATGGAGACCACGGTCGCGGAAATGATCACGATACTGATGCCGCAACCGCGCGACGAGTGTTTCAGTTTCTTCGGCCTGAGTGAGTGCATCATCCGTGAACGCGGCGAGCCGACCGAAGATGTAGCGGGCGCTCCGCCGTACAGAGAATGGCTTGAGCTTGATATGAGGTGACCCATGGCAAAGTATCTTCCACTTATCACGCGGCTCACTCGTCAGTTGGCTGCTGACAAAGTCCCTGATGCTCGCGCCGAGGCCCTGCAAATCTTGCGCGAGCGTGGACACGTCTATAAGAACAGCGAACGTCTGACAAAGGCCGGAGCCGAGCGCGAAGCCATGGGTCCCGCTGCTCGTGCGATTGATCGCGCATCGAAGCTGGCGGGGCGTCCGGCGAGCGACTACCGATATGTCGGCGGTCGGGCGGTGCTCAAGTGAAGGTGGATGGTCCTGACAGCCGATACATGATGCAGTGGCAAGGCGAGTGGCGCGCGGTCATCTTTATGCTCGACCAGACGAACACGCCCACAACCCTCGCTATCCGCGCGACGAAGGCCCTGCTCTATCTCTCGCCGACACGAGGCGCAGCCTGCCTAGTGACGCCGGGCGATCTCGTCGAGCGGTTTGACCGCAACCCAAATGATCGGGTGTGGGAGACGGAAAATTAACTACGTCTCAGATTGCCCTTGACGCCTGCCGTGGTCGGCAGTAGATCGGTCAGAGCGAAATCATTCGCAGCAACGGAGAGAACCAAATGCGTGGACTTAATGAAATTCACGAGACCAACGAAAACCCCCAGCACCGACGCGACGAGCACTTCGGCGAGCTTCTCTTCGCCGCGCTGATCTCTGATCTGCTCGCCAGCGCCAAGCCGAAGATCGCGCCTAGCACGCAGGAGAGCATCCACTCTGCTATCGAAGCCGCGCTCAACGGTGCTCGCACCGCCAAGCAGCATTCGGAGACCCACAAGGGATAGCCCGGCGAGGGCGTTTCGCGGTCGGCTTCGTCGGTCGGCTCCTACCAAGCAGGCATCCTGCGGGCCTCGCCTACGGCTAGTCGTGTTGCCCCGTCTAAGGGTGTTGAAGACGCGGCGGGTATGGACCCTGTCGAGATACTCCGGCCCGGCTGCGATCACGCGCCGGGCCGAAGTTATACTCAGGTCGCGGATCGAGTATAAACGCTTTCTTAACCATCATCCAAGAGCCTGCTTGCGTCCGAGACGGGGCCGCGCTAGATGTTCGTTTGTCGGGGACAGGCCCCGCCCTAACAGCAACTAGGAACGCAAAATGACCGCTCAGATTTCGAAAAGCTACAAGACCGCGACGGACATCTCTTCTTTGCTCCGCGCTCGCAACCCGCTCATTCAAGTGATCTCGCGTGAAGAGGCTCGCGTCGAGCGTTTCCTCGCCGAGGCCGCTGCATCTGCCGGATACAAGATTTTGTTCTGGGACATTGCGCAGGGCGTCACCACTCTCGACGGTCGGCCCGCCTCGCAGTTCCGCGACGCACAGGACCCGGGCGCTGCTTTCGCGTTCGTTCGGTCGGAAGCCGACAAGGGCGAGAAGGGCGAACGTCAAGTGTGGGTGTTCCGCGATCTCTCTGCCGTGCTCGACGGCCCGGTCGGCACTGTCTCGCGTCGTCAGCTTCGCAATCTCGCGAAGCATCTGCCGAGCGCTGCCCGTAAGTCGGCGCAGGCCGTCATCCTCCTGACGACCTCGGCGGTTGTGCCGGACGATCTCGCTGGCCACGTCACTGTGATCGACTTCCCGCTCCCGGATCGTACCGAGATCGAGAAGGTGTTGCAGAACGCCATTGACAGCTTGCCCGAGGACCTCCGTGATGCCGCCGCGCCGAACGGAACGCGCGACCTCGCGATTGACGCCGCTGTCGGCCTGACCGAGGAAGAGGCCGCCTCGTGCTACGCCAAGTCGCTTGTGCAGACGCGCAAGATTGACCCGGCGATTATTTCAAGCGAAAAGAAGCGCGTGATCTCGCGTGAGCGCGTGCTCGAATGGGTTGAGCCGGTCGCTGGCGGGCTCGACGCGGTCGGCGGGCTGGAGAACTTCAAAAGCTGGCTCGCGCCCCGCAAGAATGCCTACAGCGCCAAGGCGCGCGAGTACGGCCTCCCGGCTCCGAAGGGCGTCGTGCTCGTCGGCGTCCCGGGCTGCGGCAAGTCACTGTCGGCAAAGTGTGCGCCGACTGCTTGGGGCGTGCCGCTTCTCAGGCTCGACCCGGGCGCGCTCAAGGGCAAGTTCGTCGGTGACAGCGAGGGCAACGTTCGTAAAGCCCTCAAGGTCATTGAAGCTCTGGGCCGCTGCATCGTCTGGATCGATGAGATCGAGAAGGCGTTGCAGGGTTCGGACGGCAACTCGGCGGACGGCGGTGTCTCGTCGGATCAACTCGGCACGCTGCTGAATTGGTTTCAGGAGCGCAAGAGCGAGGCGTTCGTGATCGTCACCGCGAACGACGTTACCAAGCTCCCGCCGGAGCTTATCCGCAAGGGCCGTTTCGACGAAGTGTTCTTCGTTGAACCTCCCGAACTATGACGAGCGCAAATCAGTCGTGCTCGCCGCCCTGAAAGCCAATGGTCGCGGCGCGGTCGAGATTGACTTCGACGCGGTTGCCAAGGTCACGGAAGACTTCACGGGCGCGGAGATCGCCGAGCTTGTGCCGACCTCGCTGTACGTCGCCTTCGCTGACGACGCCCGCGAGATCACGACGGAAGACCTCCTGACCGCTGCCTCGGCAGTGGTGCCGCTGTCGAAGACCTCGGAGAAAAAGGTCGCTGGCATTCGGGAGTGGGGCAAGGTCAACGCCCGCCCGGCGACTGCGGCGGCCATTCTGACCGTCATCGAAGGGGGCCGCAAGCTCGACCTCTAAAGTAATCAAGGGCTCCGAGGAATGGTCCTCGGAGCCCATCAACTTAAAGGACTAATCCCTATGAAAAACTTCATCGTAGACGGCCAGCACCGGCTCGCTGCCGCGCTCTCTCTCGTCAAGGCTAAGCAGGCGCTCCGCTACCCGGCGGACGTGAAGTACAAGCCCGCTCAGGCGAAGCATGACGGGGCTCGCCATCGTCAATACGCAAACAGTCAGAGGCACTGCGCCCCGCGAGGGCGTTAACCCTTCCTTAACTATCCCCCGAGCCTGTAGTTGACGGGCTCGGGGGCCTCCGCTACATACGGGATGTTACCAACTCAGCAACGAAGGAACGCGATATGTCAATCCCCGTTTCGACCCTCAAGCCCGGCCTGCTTGTCCACATCGCGACAAGCGTTAAGGGCAACGTCTCTTACGACAAGTCGGAAGAGAAGCTCATCAGCAACGAAGGCGCGGAAGTAACCGAGTGGACAACCGAGCGCACGATCAAGGACGCCGCCGAGCAGAAGGCCGCGACCGAGGTCCGCTCGAAGGCCCGCAATCTCGTGCTCGCGGTTTGCGTCGCAACAGAGCACGGTCTGCTCTGCCCCACGGACAAGCGCGCCGAACTTGACGCGGCATTCGACGAGGCCCGCGCGCTCGTGCGCGAGTTCAACGCTACCGCCAGCGTCACGAGTTTGAAGTTCAACGCGCTGGCCGGTTACATCGCCCCGGACGACCTCACTGCGGTTCGCGCGATCAACGGCGAAGTCCGTGATCTGATCTCCGAGATGCAGGCCGGTATCGACGGGCTCGACGTGGAGCGCGTCCGTGACGCGGCTGCCCGCGCCAAGAAGATCGGCAACATGCTGGCCCCTGAGATGCAGGCCCGCATCGACGACGCGGTCAAGGCCGTGCGCGGCATGGCCAAGAAGATGACTGAGGCTGGCGAGCAGGCAGCGACTGCTGTCGATGCCGTCGTCCTCAACACACTGTCCGCCGCTCGCACGGCGTTCCTTGATCTCGATGATGCCGCCCCGCTTGGCGACGCCGCCGACACTGCGGGCCGCGCGCTCGACCTCGCCCCAGTGCGAGACCGAGGCCCCGGCTCCCGCGAAGGTGCCGGAGTTAGAACTCAGTTAACCGTAACCGGAGGCGGGCCTTGCGGCTCGTCTCCGGGACGGCTATTCCTAATCAGCAACTTAGGAGATGACAAATGGCTTGTGAGACCCGACTGAAATCCCGGCAGACGCTCGTCGAGCGCAAGGCCGAAGTCAAGAAAGTAATTTACGACGTGAACTCGCTGATCGCGACTGGCCGGATCAAGCCGGTGGTCGATAAGCGGACCGGCGCGATTGCATTTCAAGGGTTCGACGAGAACCTTCGCGACGGGGTCACCGACGCGTGCGTGTATCGTCAGCTTATGGTCACGGGCTCTTTCCTGACCAAGCAGAAGATCGCCGCTGCCGAGGCCCTCGCGGGCCGCACGGTCAGCAAGCAGGCGCTTGGCGCAGGTGTCCACTCTCACGACGGGGGCCAGACGTTCGGCCCCGGTCACTAAGGACCTAAAACAATGGCTTATTTTCACGTGAAGTTTTCGACCCTGACGCCCGTCGAACGTGCGAGGTATGATGAAGAACTCGCCAAATATGGTAAGCCGCCGAAGATGCGCGACTTCGCCCGCGCCCGGTATGAGGCCGCACAGGCGGCGGGAGTGAAGCTCGTGGACCTTGGCAAGAAGGCTCGGGGAGAAACTTTTCACGCCAATGGCAAGACGTATCGTTTACGGAGCGCAGCTTAATACGCGCTCAGAACTAGGTGCGGCCTCATTCCCCGGGGGCCGCATCCTGCGCGGGACCGGCGAAGCGGAGTTGCTGACGCTTCGCCGGTCTTTCCCCCAACGGGGGGTTGACAACTATTTCAGCTTCGTCTATAAGCCGTCACTCAATTGCGACGAGAGCCTAGTGGCCCGTCCATAGCCTCGTAGGCGCACCGCTTCGGCGGTCCTGAGTTCGCTCAGGTAGCGTCACGGGGATGCACTAGGAAACGAACGAGGCGTCATCTGCACGCCTACAACGTCGCCAAGAGGAAGACCCGATGCGACAGGCCGCGAAAATCCGCGATCTACCGAGCCCTCGCCCATCTCAGGGCGTGGGGAAGTCTGGTCGTTCCCGCGTGGCCCGGACCCACGAGATCGCAGGTTCAAATCCTGCCGCCCTGACCATTATCATAACCATCTGACTACGCGCCAGCGTAGCTCAGTGGTAGAGCAGCCGCTTCGTAATCGGTTGGTCGGGGGTTCAATTCCGCCCCGCTGGCACCAATCACACTAATCTTATGTTGTGCAATCACACTAACGGGCCGCGTAGCTCAGTCCGTACCACTTGACATGGCCCGCGCGATGTGCGATGTACTCGCGAATGGCCAACCCCGCCGGATGGAGCCCAACGCTTAAATGCTTTTGCGTGGCCCCTTAGAGTACAAGCCGGGAAGCACGGACTAGGCTATTGAACGGAAACGCCGCCCAGCCCTTAAAGAGAGGCTCGACGGCGTTTCTTTTTGTTAACCCTCTTGCAATTCTCTTCGGGATCGTGTAGGCATCGGCCTCAATCATTTTTGGAGGCCGCCCCATGTCACACCGCACGAATTCCCTACAAAAATCTTTCACTGTCCCTTCCAGCCGAGGATCGCTCATGCCCGAAGAGAAACGTTATCTCGACCGCTTCGATAGCGCCGGTCGCAAGAGAGTGCCGATGTTCTCCGGCGTGATGGCATACTTCCCCGATGCCATCGCCGCGCTCGCCGAGCATTCGTTCAAGGGTAACGAGAAGCACAACCCGGGCGAGCCGCTGCACCACGCGCGCGACAAGAGCATGGATCACACCGACTGCATCATGCGTCACCTCGCCAACTACAAGGGCATGGACGGCGACGCGCTCGAAGCTGTCGCGCTGTTCTGGCGGGCCGGTGCGCTCTGCCAAGAAATTCTGGAAAGGAAGTATGGTCTCACGTTGCCCGAGGGCGTCATCGACGCTCGCGCCTTTGAGGAAACGAACTCCCTCGTTGGGCCAAACGGAGAGCAGGCCCCGCTCGAAGTGTCGAAGCAAAGCGGCGGTCCGCCGAGGCCTTCTTCGCCTCCAGCGCATCGGCCCATCGGGTAACTGATGGCCAAAGAGAGTTCACTCTGGACCCGCTGTAGCGGCGCGGTCAAACGTCTTCGGAAGCACGGCCACGCGGCACACTTCTGTAGGCTGGAGAACTCCGCAGGCGAAGGCAACCCCGATGTGGAAGGCGTCCTCAACGGGGATCAATGTTGGATCGAACTGAAATCAAATTTGCGTCCGGCGCGGCCCAGCACGGTCATCCGGTCAAAGACGCGGGAGAGCCAATCGATCTGGCACCGCGAGCGTACAGAAGCGGACAGCCGTATCCATTGGGTTCTCATTCAAGTCGGCGAGGCACATGCTGCAAAGCTCTATCTCATCCCGGGCAATCGATACGACGAAATCATCGTCACCGAAGCGGCCCTTGCCGAGATGGCAGTTATCGACCCCGGCGCTTCCGTCGCGGAAGTGCTCTTGCGCGCATGCGAGGGCTGGTAAGATGCTCCCAAGAGCCCAGACGATCAAGGACTTCGCCCGCGACTATTTCGTGAAGGTCAGCTTCACCGATATCTCCGGGCGCAATATCGGCTATGACTACACCTTCATCTTCGAGAAGATCAAAGCGCAATTCCCTGCCTCCCGGACATCCCGCGACTGGGTCCGCAAGATGGCTTCCGAACTCAATCAGCATGAGAAGCTCCCTGTTCGCGGACGGCTCAACAAGCCGTCTCGTAACTCATATGCGATGTCGCTGCTCGTCTCATCCCCTGAGACTGATACCTACCTCAAAATCAAAAACGCCGTGCGCCGAAAATTTCCAAAGTTTGCGTTCGACATCCGCGAGCTTCTACGGCTGGAGCGCAAGCTCGTGAGGCTCGGCTACAATCCCCCTAGACGACCCGACTTCCACCGATTGGAACGGCGCAAGAGGAAACTCAGGCGCACAAAATGACGGAGACCAGACATACGAGATACAAAAAATCGCCGAAGGGTCGAGAAACTACTCGCAGGTATCAGCACTCGCCCAAATACCTAGATCGCAAACGGACCTATCAATCTTCGCCGAAGGGGCGAGCAACCGACAGGGATTATAGAACATGGTATCGAAAACTCAGAAGACTGACGCTGAAAGGCTCGCCGACGCCAACGACATCATCCGCAACAAGCAAAACCAAATCAAAGCGCTCGAAAAAGAACTGCGCGCCCGGGCGACTGTCAACGACACGGCGGAGAGCCTGCGCGAAAGCATCTTCGGACTGAGTGCATACACGATGGAGCCGCCGAAGTGGCTGGAAACCGCGAAGGCCAAGGGCGGCCATCTGATGGAGGTCCCGCTCGTCATGGCGTCTGACTGGCACTGGGGCGAGACCGTGGACCCGGATCAGGTCGGAGGCCAGAACGCCTTCAACCGCCGGATCGCCAAGCAGCGCGTCAAGCTGCTCGGCTCGACCATCGTCAGTCTGTGCTTCGAGCACGCGGCGTTCGCCAACTACCCGGGCATCGTGCTCTGTCTCGGCGGAGACATGATCACGGGCGGCATCCACGAGGACCTTCGCGAAACCAATGATGGTCCGGTGACGCTGTCGGTGATGGAGGTGCAGGAGAACATCATCGGCCTGATCACGATGCTGGCTGACAAGTTCGGCAAGGTGTTCGTGCCGTGCGTCCCGGGCAATCACGGGCGCACCACGTTGAAGACCACGGGCCAAGAACCGCGTCTTCGATAGCTGGGAGTGGGTGATCTATCAGAACCTTGAGAAGTGGTTCGCGCGAGACCCGCGCGTGACCGTTCACGTGCCCAACGAAGTGGACGCGCATTTCTCGCTCTGGGATCACCGCTTCATGCTCACGCACGGCGATACCCTCGGCGTGAAGGGTGGCGACGGCATCATCGGCGCGCTCGGTCCCATCGCGCGCGGCGCGATCAAGGTCGGGCGGTCGGAAAGTCAGTGCGGTCGTGACTTCGACACACTGCTGATCGGGCACTATCACACGTACATCCCCCGGGGCGACGCGGTCCCAGTGCTCGCCAATGGATCGCTGATCGGATACAACGAGTACGCCCGGCTTGTGCTGCGCGCAGGCCCGGCGTCCCCGAAACAGGCGCTGGCTTTCGTGCATCCGAAGTGGGGCATCACGGTGCAACGGGGTATCGATCTCGGCGCGAACGAACGCGTTAACGCTGGCAAGACAGCGTGGGCCTCGTGGGATACGAACGCTCCAAAAATCGTTTGACAAGCTCAAGGTCCCGGGCTAGAAAACCCGGGACCTCGTTAAGAGGAACAAACGCGGGAGGCTGACATGAAGAACTAACCCATTCGTCTCAGAACAACCTCACATGATCGAAAGATGATTTTTGAAACCCCCGGCCTCACATGATCGGGCGTTGTAGAAGCCGGGCTCTCTGCAACGTCAACCCCCTCAATCGAGTATTCCCCCATGACCACATCCGTCCGCGTCCACGTCAATGGCCGCTACCGCGCGACTGTCACTCAAGACGATCTGCTGTCGGTCGTTGTCGAAGGCAACTACGACGGCTCGCCCAATCCCTCCGGCGAGCAGACGTTTTGGCTGCGAGGTTCGCATCCGACCGCAGGCAAGTTCGAAGTCGTCGAAGAGTACGTCGGCGACAAAACCTGATCCCCGAATGCCGGGCCGTCGCTAGGGTAACGTCGTAAGTCCCCAGCCTGCGGCCCAAACGTCCTCGCCGACAGCGCGCTTCGGTCGGCGGGGGCGGGCATACTCTACGGAGAGCCCTGATGACCTTTGACTATCGCAAAATCCTAGCAGCGTACATGAGCGGTGTTGTCCGAAGTGAGGGCGTGACCTTTGCTGATACGGCGCGCGTGACCGATGACGAGCGACGCGAACTTTTCAAGATCGAAGATGAAGTCAAAGCCGACCCAGCGATGAGGGGATATTTATGCTGACGGCGATAGGCGTACTCGGCGGGTTCGCGTTCGCGTTCGCTGCTGTCCCTCAAG